CTATATAATAATCCTATATCACAAGCACTAATAGGTGTATCAAATGTAACATTACCATTAGAATCCACAAGACCATTTCCAAAATAAAATATATTGCCACCCTCAGTTGATCCTGAAGTTGCATGAACTGTTTTTCCTACAAGATTAGGTGTTGTATTTAATCCTGAAAATACTTTACTTGTAACAAATTGTAATGCTGTGTTATCTGATTGTGAAGATGCTGTATTAGTAACTATAGTAAATTCTCCTGCATTACTCGTAGCAGTTGCACTTTGTATAGTAAAGGTTGTACCTGTTCCTCCAAACTGGAATGTTTCTCCTTGACTTGGAGCATTTGTAAAACCATCAGCTATAAAAGTTGTTGTAGATGTAAAAGCACCATTTACTAATGGAGTACCATGTGGTTGATAACTTCCTGATAATGTTTTTGTTGTTGTGCAATCTGTTGGTATATCAAAAGATGTATTAGAAAATTGTTCTAAATTATAAACATCACTTCCATTTATTGTTCTTTTTACTACTGCATATATATTTCCTGTAGTACAAGCGACAGATTCATATGTACCATCAGTTTCCCAAAGAACCCATCCTGCAATTTTTTCTGCTCGTTGTGATGTAAATACACCCATTGTTCCATCACTATTTACTAAGAAATAAAACTGTTCAGTTCTATCTCCTACAGAAGTAATAGTTGCAGAATCAACAGGTGTACTTATCAAGTGGGAGCTAAGTAGAGAAATACTATTAGAAGTAAATTCCTCTGATCCACTATTAAAGAAAAACTCTCTAACTGTTTTACCATTATTTTGTATAAATATTGTTGCACCATCAAATCTTTTTGGCATAGACTTTGCTTGAATGCCTAAACTTGATTGTCTTATTATTTGTATATTAGTTGGTGTAATAGGTTTAGATACTTGTGCTTTTAAAAAAAACTCTCCTGTGCTTGTAAATATTTCTAATACTTTTGAAGAAACTAAATGTCTTATTTCATTTATTTGATCTGATGCTATTTGTATTTGTACTGAATCTGCATCTTCTGCATCTCCTACATCAAAATTAAAAAAGTCTGCTACTTTACTTGCTTGTATTCCATCAGGTAAAGATGTAACTCCACCAAAAAATAATCTTTGTTCATGAAAAGTAACTGTTCTTGGAAAGCCATTTACTGCACTAAATACTTGTTCATCCCATTGTGTTGTAGGTGGATGTCCTGATATTACTACTCTTACACCACCTCCATCTACTGATTCAGTTGCAGTATCACTAGAACCTGCTGTAAACTTATAATGATTATCATCTATAATAGTAATTATTCTTGTACCATTTAGATTACCTTGTGCTAAACCATTACCATCAGGATCAAATATATCTCCTGCTCCACTAATACCTATACTTGCTCCATTAGAAAATCCATGTTGTACATGAGTAACAGTTACTTCTCCTGATCCTTGTTTTGTTGCAAATGGATCTTCATCTAAAATAATTTCAACATCTTTTTCTAATGTCGCTGTTACTTGTGTAGCTGATATATATCCAGTAATAGTAAGTTCTGATCCATGATATCTAAGTTTCATTCCTACATAAGATGAAGTAAAATATGATGATGAAGTTGTTACTGTTACACCTGTACCTGCTGTAGCTGTATCAATATCTAATGTAATACTATCATCTGCAAATTTAAAATATGGTTGAAATGTGTCAGCACCATTTTGACTTACTTCAAAACCAAATGCTTGTCTTACAAAAGATGTTGCACCTACTCTTGTAATAACTTGTGGTACAAAATTTTCATGCACTATAATCATAGTATCTCCTGATTGCGTAAAGTTTAATTCAAACAATTCAGAAGTAACCCAAGGGCATGATGATAATGTAGCTATCAAAGTACCATTAGTAGAATAAATTTTTAATGATTGGTTTTGAAATGCAAATACATATTCCTGTGTTTCATTGAATATAAATGTTTCTATTCTTGTAACAGCACCTAGATTTGCTCTATAGACACTACCACTTCTTCTTTCTATACCACCTTGATTAACTGGTACAACATTTCTAGCTTTTTTTAATCCTTGACCATAAGCCGCTAAATCAACACGAGATAATATTTTTGGATCAAGTTCTCCTCTTAAAAAACTAGCTTGATGAACCCTTTGTCTTGCCATAGTTCATCCTATCTAATTCCGCTCATTGCTGTATGATTTCTAACATTTCTAAATCTTTCTACTTCCATTCTTCTTGTAGTTTGTGCTTGTGCATCTAATCCTTTTGCTATTGCAAGTTGGGCTATTGATCTTTTGTGATACAATTCAGATAACTGATCGTTTCTTGCTATTGCTCCTGCAAATAAAGACGCCAGTTCGAAAACTAGCGTCTGTTTGAAGTATGGAGGAAAATCACTCTCACTAGGTTGGAAAGTGTAATCTGCAATAACTGTATCACTAGATGTTGTGTCTGTAAATAAATTTTGTCCATATCTGTCATATTTAATAACATCATCTGCTACTGTAACTGTGTGGATAACTAATGCATCACTAGGTAAAGCATATGAAGATTGATATCTTGCATCAGGATTAGTTGTATTTTTACTTAGTTGTGATTGCTTAGATGCAAATCTCCATCTGCATCTTGTAATTAAATTTTCTAAAGTTGATTCGTAAAGTTGTCCTGCTACTTTGGATTCTGTTGTATTTTGTGTAAAACTAGAGATTGTATTAGCACCTACTAATACCATTGCTTTATTGCATATATCAAATTTACTATCTGCCATTATTTATTCTTATACTAGATATGGGGGAATGTAAATATCCCCCCATACCATTATTGGTTATGTACCATTTGTTGTAGTAACTGTAGCCGCACCTGTTGCAGATGATACTACTAGAATATCTACAGTTCTAGTACCACCAGTAGAACCTACCGCAATGATAACATCATTTTGTTTAAGTTCGTTGGTTGCACTATTAAAGTAGCCACTCCCTACAATAGTTCCGATAGCGTCAGCAGAATCATAATAGAAGATTCCTGTTGCACCACCAGCTATCTTTTTCAAGTTACTTGCTGAATATGCCATGTAAGACCTCCTTTATTATTCTGTTATTTGTACTTTGATCGCACCATTATTATCAATCATAGTTGAACCCATTGACATATAAGATGTGATTAAGTTACTGACTTTTTCAGGAATGTAGTTTACTTCAGTTCTAATTTCAGAACCCATAGCAGTACCTAATGCTGATCTATGATAAGCATGACACTCTCTAGTTGTTCCTGAAATTGAAAGACCTGAGTGTGTAAACCACATAAAGCCAAGCCATCTTTTAGCTGTTAAGCCACCTGCATAAGGAAGTTGTGCTTCCCCTACATATTCGGCTCTAGAAAACTGATCTAATTGTAATAAATCAGCCCAACCAGCAGAAGATACTACAAAGTATCTTTGGCCATCATCAGGTATATCTCCTGAACCAAATGCTTCATACACTGTAAATGCTTTTGCTAGAGTTAATCCAGCAGAACCATGTGCTACATTGTTTGAGTTTGATCCAGCATCTAATACATCAATGATAGTCTGGTCAGTTTTTCTACCTAAAGCCGCCGCCGCAGATTGAGATAGGACTTGTCTTTCGTCAATGTTAGTTTTCAATTCATCTAAACGATCTACATAATCAGCCGCATAGAAGTCTGAAAGCGTAACATCAACAGTAGAGTGAGAGATATCCATAGTTGGAACTTGTGCATGTCTTGATTTAGACACCGCAGTACCAGTACCGACTTTTTGGAATCTCGCTTGGCTACCTTTTACATTATTTACTTGCCTTACTGTATTACGCAATTTTGAACCCATACGCTGATAAGCCATATGAACTTCAGACTCAAATTGCTTAATGAAAGCAGTTGAAATAGATGTACTCATGTTGCCTCCTTTTTGTCGTTGTTGTTGTTAATTAAGCAATTATCTTTTTTGACTTAACTCAGTTTTCCATGCAGGGCCGAGATCATTCAAAACAGGTTGCATTCCTATTTTGACTACATCTTGTAGTCGTTTATAGAAATACAACACTTTTACATCTTTTACAAGCATAGGTTTAGAAAAATTAAATCCTTGCCACTTTAACCATCTTATACTCGTTTTATGCTCTTCTGTTATATAATTACATAGATAATCATAGTTTTCTTCTAGGTAATGTAACCATTTCTTATTTCTTTTAAGAAAGTATTTATAATGTTTATCTAATAAATCTGATGCTAAGAACCAAATAGTTCCTATTCTTTCATTATGTTTTGTTGAAACAGCTCCAAAGATAGCAACAACTTCTTGTTTAGATTCTGTCAAAATTGTGAATGTATGTATATTTTTTCTTCTAGTAAATCTAAAAGGTTGTAATAAAGCCATTAATGGATCAAGCCCCCATAAAGCTAACTCATATCTATCAATAGATTTAAGTCTAGGGGCTAGATCAAAACAATGTTCAGGTATAGTTTTTTCTACTATTAACCTATCCACGATACAATCTTGCGAAAGCATCATCTACTTTTTTCACATAAGATTCATCTCTCTCTTTGGGATCAAAGTATCTTTTATCTTTCATCATAGATCGAACATCCTCTAATGTTAGAGGTCTTTCAGGTTGTGTAAAGTTTTGTGCATTTGATATTGTTTGTTTATTAGCATTCATCATTTTTTCTAATGCTTCAATACCATCTACACTTTGACCAAGTGTTCCTGATATAGCTTCATATTGTTCAGGTGTAAAAAATGTTGATGCCCAGTTATTTACTGCATCAAGTCTAGCATCTGCATTTTCTCCTAGTTTTTCTTTTTCTGCATCAACATCTACTTGATTACCAACATACATATCTACATATTTATTTACACCCTCTTCAAATACTTCTTGGTCATATGCATTTTCAAAACAGAAATTTTTCCACCATTCTGTCATAGGATTTGCATTTACTATTTCTTCAGTAACACCCTCAGGTAATTTAGGTAATTCATATCCCTCTACCTTTTCAGGTCTTTCTGCAATAGCTTCTTGTTGAAGTTCATCTACAATTTGATCTCGTAGTTCTTCTTTTTTACCACCTACATATTTTTCAAGGTTCGTATAAGACTTACCAAATTCTTCCATATTAACCTCGCCTTTATCTGTATTCCAAAATTTTTCAGGAATATATTCTGGTCGAGGACTAGGTTCAGTAGTCGTTGCTTCTTGTGTTTCATGTGAAACATTTTCCTTTGGTTGTTCTTGTTGTACAGGTTCTTGTGTCTGTTCAACTGCTTGTGTTTGTTCTTCAGCCATTAGTTTTCTCCTTTACTATTTTTTGACTTTTGCCTTTATTGACTCTTCTTTGTATTAAGCCAACTAAATATCTTTGCCCCTCTAAATGTCTTAGAGAGTTATCTGATATCTCTGATCCAGCTACCGATTCAATGGTAATGGACTTTAGGTATTGGAGAACAGATGCACCTACATCTGTACTAAATAACGCTGAGAAAGCACTATTAAGTTTTTCTTCCTCATCAGAACTTCTTTTAAAGTTATCCAAACCTATAAGGGCTTTATTTTTCTGTTCTGTATTCATTCTTATTATATCCTTAACATCTTTTTAATTACACTTCTAGGGTAAATATTTCTATCCCCAAATCCTATTTCTCCATTTTCATTTTGATAACTACCAAAAGAATATACATATTTGCTAGTCTTTTTGAATATATATGCTTCTGTATGTATTAATGCACAATGCATATTATTAAACTCATTGTAGTCTGTAATTGTAGAATCCCCTACAATATCTTCCCAAACTATAAGATATTTGTAATATCGTTTATCTCCTACAACTATAGGTTTACTCGGTTTCTTTGTACTCATCTATCAATATCTTTTTTAAAAACCATATCGCCTTTTTGATATCGGTTGATCCACCTTTATCTCTATGACGAATTATATATTTTATAGATGTAGCATCTGCATATGGTAAGTCTTTTACCCAATCATATGTTTGTAGTTTTTTACCACAAGTACATTCTCCTTTTTGATAATAATCAGGATTTATTTTATCTGTCATACTATCTCTCCTATCCAGTTACCATTTTTATTTAATACCATTGGAAGTAATCTTGGTATTCCATTTAGTATTATTCCACATCCAATAATAAATCTTGTTCTAAAATTTTTTGCATATGAGAATGCCATACTCTTTTGATTTATTAAACAGCCAACATTCATACCAAAAAATATATCATCAGGATTAGCCCAATATGATATAACAAATTTTGTATGATAATGACCTTGTACTGCACTCATACCCATTGTTTGTGAAACTTTTAATATGTCTGCCGCTCTACCATGTGTAAAGAAACATTTTTTACCATTACTTAATTTTAAAGTAATATCATCAATCCATTTCCATTTACGAGTTCCTAAAAAATCTCCATATGGTTTTAAGAATTGTTTTGACATACCATATCTTAATGCTCTTCT